GTACTACGACACCCAAGGACGCAGTGAAGAATACATCAGGGTCTACATCGACGGAGAATATGGGCTTTCCTCTGCTGGGCAGCCTGTATACAAATACTTCCGTCCCGATTACCACATGGCTTCGGAGACACTTAGTCCGATTATCAATGGTATTAGGCCGATTGTTATCGGGATGGATTTGGGCCTTACCCCGGCGGCGGTCTTCGGACAAAGTGACCCGCGAGGACGGGCACTCATCCTAGCAGACTGTGTAAGTTTTGATATGGGGGTGCAGCGTTTCTGCCGCACCATGCTCAAGCCCCTCATCTATGAAAAGTTTTCCGGGGCTAATATCATTATTGTCGTAGACCCAGCGGGCGTGCAGCGGGCGCAGACCGACGAGCGCAGCGCCATTGACATCATCAAAGCCGAGGGATTTAAAGTTATTCCGGCCAAGACCAACAACATAACACCTAGGCTGAATGCAGTGGACGACTACCTCATGCGTCATGTCGATGGTGATAGCGCATTTGTCATGGACCCTAGTTGCACAGCGCTTAAGTCGGCTATGATGGGGGGATACCGTTTCCATCCAAAGACAGGTGCTATTGAGAAAAACAGCAAACACAGCCATGTCGCTGAGGCGCTTCAATATTTGATGCTGCATATAGCCTCTATCGCAGACGGTAGCATAGTAACGCAGCGCAGAGAGATTAAACCACATAGTGCTTTAGGTTGGACGTAAGCGACAACAATCTAATGGGTGTTGCAAAGTAAAAACATAATGTTATAGTGGCGCAGCGCTGTGAGGGGCCCACACTCATCTGGCGCTCCCGGAAGGACGACCTCCCTGTCTCTTTCCAGAAAACTTTCCCCCCACTGGACTCCTAGCCGGTGGGGGGAATTTTTTTATTATTGCACAATATGTTATTTTAGTGATAAAGCTGAAGCTCCGAGAATTTCGAGGGGAGTTTTCCAACATGCCTAAAGATACCGTCGCCAACAAGTACGTACGGTTTTCCGACAATGCCAAGATGGACAACAGTGGTCTCTCCGTTAACGAGAAACAGACCATGTGGATCGGTGATAAGGAAAAAAGCATTTCTGGTCCCGTCGTCACTGGTGGTGAGATACGCGAAGCGGCCATTGCCGCTGGCCTCGATAACGGGGTCAACATTACCGATATGGCATCTCTCAAAAAAATTGCGGCCCTCGTTAGTGGCGGCTCATCTCTTCATAATGCTGCTAACGATGTAGCCCGTGAGTATCGGTTCATGGAGCATGGTCGTGACGACAGTGTCACGCCGAGGAATTATTAAGTGGCAGGTCTTAGCTTTTTACGTATTGTAGACAACGCTACTCTTGTCCAGCAGGAGAAGGAGGAAGTGCAGCGTGCACTGCAAGAGCGGCAGTCTGAACCATTGGTGCTTGGATTGGCCGCTTACCTTAAGACCTCCTTCGAAGCAGCTAAGCGTTCCAAGAACCCCATTGAGACCGCTATGCTTAAAGCCTTGCGCCAACGCAACGGTGAGTATGAAGCGACTAAGCTACGGCAGATACAGGAGCAGGGTGGCTCCGAAATCTACATGATGCTTACTGAGGTGAAGTGCCGCGCAGCTGAGAGCTGGTTGCGTGATATCCTTATGGACGAAGGCACTCCTCCGTGGGACATTAAGCCCACACCTATCCCTGACCTCCCGTCAGCCCGCGACGATATTATCAACGAGATACTTGGTGATAAGATAGCCAAGATTATTGGTGATGTTGGTTCCGCACCGACGCCGTCAGAGGTTGACCAGCTCAAAGAGATCGCTGCGCAGGAGCTACGTTTTAAGGTTATGCAGGATGCGCAAACCCGGGCTGACAGGATGAAAAACAAGATCAGTGACCAGTTTGCCGAGGGCGGGTTCGCTGAGAGCTTCAATGAGTTTATTACTGACCTCGTCACTTTCCCCATTGCTGTTATCAAGGGGCCGGTTGTCCGGCATCAGAAAAAGCTGGCATGGGGGGCTGGGGACGATGGACGTACGGTTGCGCAGGTGAACGAGGTTCTCGCACCGGAGTACGAGCGCGTCGATCCTTTCAAGTTGTATCCGGAGCCGGGCATTACCAACGTCGAAGACGGGTATATGTTTGAGCACCATTCCCTGACCCGTACAGACCTCTCTGCGCTTATCGGTGTGGATGGTTACGACGACGAGGCCATACGCGAGTTGCTTAGAGTGGGTAACGGTCAATCATGGATAACTACTAACGTAGCCCAGCAAAAAGATGAACAGGAGCGCAAGCATAGCACAGAACTGCGCCCGACAGATATCTACGACGCGCTTGAGTTTTGGGGTAAAGTCAGTGGCAAGATGCTCCGCGAATGGGGTCTTTCCGAAGAAGAGGTTCCAGATGAGGCTAAAGAATACGACGCCAACGTGTGGGCAGTCGGTAACTACATCATTAAAGCTATCCTCAACTACGACCCGCTGGGTGAGAAGCCCTATGCAGTGACTTCCTTCATTCGCAACCCCGGTGCATTTTGGGGTAAAGGTATTCCTGAGATCATCGAAGATGTGCAGAGTGTAGCCAATGCTGCTGCGCGGTCATTAGTCAACAACATGGGTATCGCTTCTGGGCCACAGGTCGAAGTCAACCTCGAGCGTATTCCGCCCAACGAAGACATTACCCAGATGTATCCGTGGCGTATCTGGCAGGTGCTGAACGATCCATTAGGCGGTAGTGCTCCAGCAGTACGGTTTAATCAACCGGATGATAACTCCTCTAGCCTCATGGCGGTTTACGAGAAATTCAGCAAGCTGGCCGACGACCATAGCGGCATCCCTTCATATTTATCGGGTGATCTTAATGTGAAAGGCGCTGGTCGGACGGCTTCCGGTCTCTCCATGCTAATGGGTTCAGCAGGTAAGAGTATTCGTCAGGTTGTCATGCATATTGATGCAGACATTCTAAAAGTTATTGTCAAACGCCAATTTGTGTATAATATGCGTTATGACGAAGATGAAAGTATTAAAGGCGATGCACAGATCATCCCGAGGGGCGCAATTAACTTGGCCGTTAAAGACACCGTTAATACTCGCCGTGTTGAGTTCTTGCAGGCTACTGCTAATGAGTTCGATATGGGTATTATGGGAGAAGATGGCCGTGCAGCCGTTCTACGTGAAGTTGCTAAAGGCCTACAGATGCCCACTGACGAAGTGGTTCCGTCGCGGGATAAAGCCGCTTTCAGCAAGAGAGCTGCGCAGCGAGAAGCACAGGCTGCTATTGAACCTCCTAACGGTGGTAGGCCAACTGGAGGCCAACCACCTGCAGTGCTCGATGCATCTGGCGCACCCGCAGGCGGACAAGCTGGGAACACGGTATCTAACCAATTTACAGGACGGGCATCATGAGACAGCCTGATGCAGAGACTATTAAGGCGTTTGCACACGTAGCGCAGAACGTACCTGCGGTTAAGAAATTTATTTCGGAGTGGCGCAATATGGAGATTAGCCGTCTTCCGAATACACTAAATAACACGGCAGTCGCGCAGGGGCGCTGCCAAGTGTTGGATGAGCTTGATAAGCTTATCTCTGACTCCCCTGTTTTCGCAGCAGAGACCCGTAAGGGTTAGCTGAATTTAACCACGCACACCGATAGGAGCGTTAGATGGCAGTACCAAAGCAAGTTCAGAAGCAGACTGAGGCAGTCCAAGCCCTATATGCGGAGCTCAACGAAGACGGAGATGCGTCGTCCCAGAAGGATGAAGCCGCTCCCGCTAACGATGAGGCCAGTATAGCTGCCGACAGTGCTACTGATGTTGCACCTCAGCCCGACCCCGTCGAGCAGGGTGAGGGCGACCAAGACGAAGATTACGAGCAGAAGTGGAAGACTCTTCAGGGTATGTACAACGCTGATATTGGGCGGCTTACCGCTCAAAATCAGGAGTTGAACGAACGGCTACAACAGATGGAGCAACTCATTTCTACGATGCAGGCTGCTCCTACGCCAGCGCCGGAACCTGAGAAACTCAGTATCCTTACCGAAGACGAGGTGGAGGAGTATGGGGAGTCGATTGATATTATGCGTAAGGTTAGTCAGGAGGTTACTGCTGATTATAAGCAGCAGATTGCAGACCTTCGGGATACCATTAACCAACTGCAAGGCTCTGTTGTTCCGCGTGTGGAACAACTTGCTAACCAGCAAGCGCATAGTACCGAACAAATTTTCTGGTCGGATTTGCAGGCTGCTGTGCCAAATTGGCGGGAAATCAATGATAATCAGGCTTTCCAAGACTGGTTAAACGTTGTTGATCCCCTCACTAATATGACCCGGCAGTCATACCTTGATGACGCCCAGCGTAGTATGGACGCCACTCGGGTAGCGAGTTTCTTTACGTCTTGGCAAC